TTCACCCGTTATCTCTCCATCTGTGCCGAGAGGATACTTGAGAATAGCGACCTCAAAGTATCCAGCGTGACCGCCATAAGTACCACCGTGACATGCGACAGAAGCACCAAGACCATTAGAGAAATAGTAACGCTTAACATATCGACCTCCTTTGTGTGCTTCGTGATCAAATCGCGTTTCATTTAGTTTCAGTGGGTTTACTTTGCAAGTTTTCATTTTATTCCTCGATGTGTGAAAGTCTGAAAGGTATCATAACATGTTGGGCTACCTTTTGTCTAGCCTCATTTTCTGACATGGCGGCAACTTCTCCGATCTTGCTGCCTTCTGTGTCGTATACAACCCAGATATTGCGTGGACGTTTTTCTGGGAAAACGCAGTTGTAGTAATCTCTGTTTTTCATTTCAACCAGCTCCGTAAAAGTCAAGTGATGATTCAAAGTGAACAGCTTCCGAACATTCAAAGTCTACACGATCTTCGATAACTTCGCAATGCTCAAGGCATGTTGGGCAAAGCTCTGCATCAGAGTGAACGTAAGCACCGCAGCAGTCTGAGGTGTAGTGGATTTCAAAGTTGTTTGACATTTTCTTTTCTTTCTTTTAGTGTTACTTGTTATATCGACATTATATACATATAAACTTTAATTGTCAAGGGGTAATATATTATTTTTCTCATAAATTGTGTCGAGATAAATTTCCCCATTTGTTATAACCCACCCATATTCACACGTAGGAGTATATGTACCTATGTACAGTTTACCATTATCATATCCCTCGTATCCTACAAACATACCCAATATCATAGTTAATGTCATCATCTAAATACCCTCTTTCTATACTATATATATCGGCATCCCTACGGGAATACTTTAGGTAATACATAATATTCTTTGGCATAGGTTTTGCCCCGCCCCGCAAGCCGTAAACCCTTACTGGGTAACGACTTACGACCGATGCTATTGCTTGGGCATATCAAAGCATGGGATTTCAGGCGGGCATTCATTCAGGTGGATCACCGTACAGCATATGATACCTGCGATCATAGCGAGGCCGAGTATTCTTAGAATCCTTTTCTGTTCTCTGTTCATTGTTCTCTCCATAGAACGTTTCACAAATTGACCACATCAACGCCACGCCTATCATATATCCTATAACGATAGACTGAAAATCTAATTCAATTAATCCCATTATTCTATCTCCCATTGTTCTATGTAATCATCACCACCATATAAATCCTGACATTCTTCGTAGTGTGTTGGTTGTCTGTCATCATCCCAATCATCACTGTCTAAATCAACATCGACCGCATCAACAACATCCTCACGACTGTTATAGATTGCATTGTGGAACATCTCGTCAAAATCAGGTCGGTCAAAAATGCTCATGATTATTCTCCGTTGATAAATCGTAATCGTAATATGTTCGCGGCTACACTCACACCGTCAAGTTCTTGTTCTTCCTGACAGGCCAACAAATAGCATTGTAACTTATCTGTGCTGAACTTGTCAAGCACTTTGTACAGATATGCGTATAAAGATGTTGGTTTGTATTCGTTCATTCTACTACCTCCGGCGACATTTCCTGTTCGTGCAATCTTACCATGTTATCATCTTGCTCGTCAAGCCAAGCCTCATATTCTGCCCGTGCTTCGTATTGTTCTAGCTCTGCAAAGTGTTCAAAATTGTACATTGTTTTTCTCCTTAATATCTATATCGACATTCTACAATAAAAACTTTAATGTGTCAACCGCAAAAATAGTCTAATCCTTGGGCGGCGTGTACAGCTTCGGAATCGTCATAATCTACACGCTCCTCAATAACCTCACAATGTTCGTAGCAAGTAGGGCAGATGTCAGCGTCAGAATGTACGCTAGAACCACAGCAATCGGAAGTGTAATAGATTTCAAAATTGTTTGACATTTTAATTTTCCTTATAGAGTAACTTGTTTCTTATACTTATATATAATGCAATTGGCGTGCCAAACGTGAAATTATTTTAACCCTATAAATATAGGGATATTCGTATTCTCATTATTAGACAGCGTGTGCATAATGCTACATTCTTTGCATAATGCAATGCAAAATGCTACACAGTGTACGCTTGTACACTATGGTTGGTCGCATTATGAGAATGTTTGCTTACATCGCTCGTAAGTCCTTTGCTGGTAACGACTTACAGCCACGCCGCCGGGGTAGTTTTATCTTCAGAGAATTTGGTGTGCGTTTGGCACGAAAAACGCGGGGTGGTCCATAAACAATAAAAAAATCAAATGTAAATGTATTACCCAATCTCCCTCGATAAGCCCCGGAAAGCTTGTAATTATTCGCAAATGGAGTGTATAATATGCAGAAGGAGAATATTATGAATACAGACAAAAACGAAGCGAAACAATTACATTGTGAATTGCATTGTAGAGCAACCGCCAATCTACATGAATCTATAATGTCGGATTTACAGTCAAAGGACAAAAGTTTAGGAGAGCTAATAGATGACGTTAACGGAACTACCACTAAAGATATCGAACAAACAGACAGTTGATTTAGCCAAACCATTACCTGAAACTGACAATTTACTTATTGATGATTCTGGACCGCCCTTAGAATTTATAAAATCACAACAGCTAGGTTCAGATTTACCAGATGATGCGTGGTCTACTCTTCAAAAAGAGCTTGGATTAAAATGTCGGTTTTATTATCGCTTAGAAAGATTTGATGGCAACAAACCACTCTGTGGAGAGGCTGGCTTAGGTAGGCTGCTAGACAGTCCTGAAGGTATAGTTTTGGAGAGAACTTTTCCTTTTACATTTGCAGATGAGAATGGAAGTACTAGCAATATTAATGTCCCTCAGACTGTACTATGTGATAACTGGAACACAAGCTCTAAAATTCTTATATCTTCTATGTTTCCAGAACGATACCAAGAGGTAACTATAGATCCACATGTAATTGTATACACTGATGTAAATTCCCCATTTAACCCACTCTATGTGAAGGAAAACTCTCTGATTGGAAGAATCAAGGGTTCAATTCGCAACATATCTTTCACTGAACTATTCAAAAAGGTAACTCAACTCTCACTTACTCAGCTCGTCCTTACTGCTCCTAAAAAGCCCAAAGAGGTTGAAGGTTCTATTGTCTATGACAGTAAAACCAAGTCTTTAAAATTCTTTGACGGAGAAGTATGGAAAAGGCTAGTAGATGAAGATACCTAAAAATTTAAGTGAACAGGAGGTTGTTGATAAAATTACTCTTGTTATTAATCGTATTGCCCCTAAGTATACATTCCACGGGTATGATATTGATGATATAAAACAAGAGGCTTTTATTATATGTTACGAAGCTCTTGAACGTTACGACCAAAAGCGCCCACTAGAGAACTTCCTTTCTGTCAATCTATCTAATAGACTTAAGAATTTTATTAGAGATAATAATTTTACTAAGTCATCTGAAGATAAACGTAGAGTTCTTTCTCCTAAACAGCTTGTCTTTGAAAACTTGGTTTGTGATGAAAAGGCTAATCGTCATGAACACTTAGATGAGATTACTGATATTATAGATACAGAGCTTCCACCCCATATGAGAGCTGATTACTTAAAGATTATGAATAACATATATATACCTAAGAAACGTAGATTAGATGTATTAGATTATATACGTCAATTATTGGAGGATAAAGGCTATGCGTAAGGGTAGAATCTCTGATGATGAAAGACGTACTATATCACGCTTCGTAGATAGTCTCCCCGTAGAGGATATAGCAAAGCAACTAGATCGTAGTACAAAGGCTATTGAGGATTATATAAAGAAACACTTAAAAGTAGGTTTAAGTAATATTGAAATCGCCGCATATTCACTAGAAGATCGTCCCTATTGGATTGAACTAGAAGCACAGTTTACCGATTCAGAATTAGAATTATTCAAATATCACTGGTCTCGTATTATATCACAGTTTAAGGATGATGTCTTTCCTACAGAAGAACTCCAAGTAGTCGATGTGATCAAGCTGGAGTTATTGATGAATAGATGCCTCAAAGGTAACAAAGACAATATAGAACAGATTAATACTTACGATACTATGGTTAAAGACGAAAGATCTAGAGACAAAGATCAACAAGACCATGATTATATTATTAACTTAGAAAGACAGGTGGCTTCTCTGAGGGCATCGCAGGAGAGCTTAAATCGTGATTACAGAGAGTTGCAGGCTAAGAAGGCAAGTATGTTAAGCAAGAACGTCTCGCTGAGTTACATCAATACGACGATGGAACTATAGATCAACCCTTTCTCACACCTGATACAGTAAAGGATTAATATGGGCGCGGAATCATTGTTGGTTATCATACCATGTTGGTTAGTAGCGTTGTCAGTAGAATTGTCCATAGTTTATTTTATAGTAAAGAACACAAAATGAATGAATACGCATTTATACATATACCTAAGTGTGCTGGTATGTCTATAAAGAAGGCTATCGGGAATAATCCAAAGTTTAGAATATTTGATCATGGAGTTATATTCAATAATATACCAAAAGATTTAAAACAGGTCGTAGTTATAAGGGAGCCAACAGAGCGTTTTACTTCTGCATTTTTCTATGTGACACAACATTATGCCAAAAATACTAAATACAAAGACCCTGAAATGTTCATACAAGCAGTATTAGAAGGACAAAGAGAAACATGTAAAGTCTGGAGGCCACAACCTCATTTCCACACTTTAAACGGACGTAGGATAGCAACTGATTGGGTGTTTCAACCTCAAACAGATTGGGTCGATAATCCATATAAGATTATACTAATGGAGGATTTGGATCAAGGTTTTCGTGAGCTGGGATTAGAACTGAGTGCGGGTCGAGTGAATCAATCGAGGAAAAGAGAATTTAAATATTCTAATAGTTCATTACAGTATCTTTGGAAAAACTACGAGAGAGATTATTTATTATATAACAAAGTAAAGAAAGGCGATTATGAAAGCAATCATAACTGGGGTAACGGGACAGGATGGAAGCCATCTTGCAGACCTTCTCCTTGAAAAGAATTATAAAGTTATAGGTATAGCTAGAAGATGCAGTGTAGACACTGGACAACGTATAAAACATCAAATAGACAATCCAAACTTCAAGCTGGTCGAAGGGGATATCACAGATGTTAGTAGTGTGATGAATATATTCAAAGATAACGATAATGTAGATGAAGTCTATAATCTAGCGGCACAGTCGCATGTAGGAACTTCCTTTAAACAACCAGCATTGACTTGGGATGTTACTGGCAAAGGATGCTTAAACTTGCTACAGTCTCTAGTAGATTTAAAGATGGATCGCGTTAAGTTCTATCAAGCCTCTTCTAGCGAGATGTTTGGTAGTACTTATGATGTAGATAATAATGGAGTAAAATATCAAAATGAACAAACTAAACTTATGCCCAATTCTCCCTATGCAATCGCTAAAACTGCTTCCCATCACGCTGTTCGTATATTTAGGGATGCTTACGGGCTTCATGCTAGTTCTGGTATTCTTTTTAATCATGAAGGACCGCGAAGGGGTGAGAACTTTGTCACGCAGAAAATCATAACTTGGATAGCTAATTTTAAAAAATGGTTATCATACACTTCGCTCGATGACTTTCCAATAGATTTTACAGAAGACAGAATAGTAATCCACAGAGAAAGTTTCCCTAAACTGCGACTTGGGAATCTGAAAGCTTCAAGAGATTGGGGGTATGCAGGCGATTACGTAAAAGCTAAGTGGCTTATGTTACAACAAGAGATACCAGATGATTACGTTATCTGTACTGGAAAAACACATACTATAGAAGATTTCTTAGAAGAATCATTTACCTACGCTGGACTAGAAAATTGGCGTAGATTTATAGTAATAGACAAAGAATTCTACAGACCTTGCGAAGTAGAATACCTTAGAGGAGATTGTTCTAAAGCAAAAAAACAACTAGGCTGGAAACCTGAATGCAATTTACAAGGATTGGTTAAAATGATGCTGGATGCCCAACTATAGATTATCAATAGATTTGTCTGATTTATACCTAGAAATGGAAAAGTATTCTTTAAGAGAATATAGGCTACCTTTTTCTTTATATATCTTAGAAGCTGAAAATCCAGACGATGCCTGCGCTATATTATTAGAAAGAGTTATGACTGCATTACTAAAAGTAGATAGCACTATGAAAACTAGAATACTATGCAGAAAAGTCAGAAGGTTTATGAGAATAGATAAAATAGAATGTCTATGAGAAATTACAACGATCCAATATATAAAGACTTTAGAATTAAAGTATTAAAGAGGGATAGATTTACATGCAAGATGCCGGGATGTAAAAGTAAGAAAAACTTACAGGTACACCATATTTCAAAATGGTCTGGAGCGTCGTCTTTAAGATATGAAACATCAAATGGAATAACTTTATGTAGATACTGTCATAAATCAATTACAGGTAAAGAATCCCACTACGAAACAATGTTTAGAGAAATAATAAAATGAGTAAATACAAACAAGCTCCTGAATTTACAGTCATAAAAGATACCCGTGAGCAAGACGGATATTACTTTAGTAAGTTCAACACATGCGCTGGTATGGTTGAACATAAATTAGATACTGGAGACTATTCAATCAAGGGCTTAGAGGACAAGATATGTATTGAGCGAAAAGGATGCGTAGAAGAATTGGCTCAAAATTTAGGTTCTAAAAAACATGCATTTCTTAGAGAGATAGAAAGAATGGAGGCTTTCCCTCACAAGTATATGGTTTTAGAATTTTCTTTAGCGGAACTCATGAGTTTTCCAAAAGAAACAAGAATACCAATTAAGAATAAAGCATCTGTAAAAATAACGGGGAGGTATATGTTGAAATGCCTTATAGAGTTTGAATTATATAATGATGTACATGTGCTTTTCTGTGGAGATAAGCATACAGCCTTTTTAGCAGTTAGTAGCATTTTTAAGAGAATCAACGAGATGTATACCATCGGGAGAAAAAAATGAATTACGGAGACAAAGACTTATTGTATGATCTCCATAACTATGGAGCAAATATTGATAGGCGTGAGATATTCTTACACAATTATTATTCATCTGATGAGAATGAAAATCCGGGTGTAGAATACAAGATGTCTAACACGTTTCTAAAAAATATAAGAGCGTTAGAAAGTAAATCTACAAGTCCTATCACCATTCACATGCACAGTGTTGGTGGCGAATGGTCTGACGGAATGGCTATATATGATGCCATCTGTATGTCAAAATCTTATGTTACAATTATTGCTTATGGTCAAGCAGAGTCTATGAGTAGTATAATATTTCAAGCTGCTGATAAGCGGCTTATAACAACTAACACTTACTTCATGGCTCACTACGGCTCTACTGATGCTGGAGGAGAATATCTAAGTGTGCAGAATTGGGTTAAGTATGAGAAACACATATGTGATGTAATGATGGACATATATACTCATAGCTGTGTTGGCGGTAAGTTTTTCAAGGAGAAGTACGGAAATAAGCCAAACCTTGATAAAGTAAAAACATACTTAACTAGAAAACTAAAATCCGGTGATTGGTATATCACAGCAGAAGATGCTGTATATTATGGTTTTGCAGATGAGATTGCATATTCATGGTAACAAAAAACAAACTTAAAAAGATAGATGAAGCTTGGCTTGGATTAGACAACTTAGATACAGAGTTGTTCAACCCAATGTCTATACTACACGCAACTGATGATGATTTTAATTTAAAACTAGCCTTCCTAATGACAAGGCCAGAGTACCTCTCTTTCATTTGCAAAGAAATATTGAATGTGCAATTATTACCTTCTCAGGCATTATTCTTACGAGAGATCTGGAATAGAAAATTCCCAATGCTAATCGCTAGTCGAGGCTTTGGTAAATCATTTATGCTATCTCTATACGCTGTTCTCAGAGCTTTGATACTACCTAAGAGAAAGGTAGTTGTGGTTGGTGCTGCATTTAGGCAGTCCAAGGTTCTGTTTGAATACATGGAAACTATATGGCGAAATTCACCTATGCTTAGAGATATATGCGACGGTGACAGTGGACCAAGAAGAGACACTGACAGGTGTACTCTACGGTTAAATGACAGTACTGTTACATGCTTACCATTAGGCGATGGTCAAAAGATTAGAGGTCAGAGAGCTAACGATATTATTGCTGACGAATTTGCATCTATACCTAGAGAGATATTTGAAAACGTTGTAGCTGGTTTTGCTGCTGTTAGCGCAGACCCCGTAGAAAATGTGAAAAGATTAGCCGCTAGAGCAAAAGCAAATGAACTTGGTATAGAAATAGAAGAAGAAGAACAGGAAGTAAAGAAGGACAATCAAATTATATTGTCAGGAACTGCATATTATGATTTCAATCATTTTGCCACATACTGGAAAAAGTGGAAATCTATTATTAAAAGCAAAGGTGATTACGCAAAACTTAGAGAGATATTTGGAGACGAGGTTCCAGAAAGTTTTGATTGGACTCAATATTCTATTATACGTATGCCTTACGAGTTGCTACCTAAAGGTTTTATGGATGCAGATCAAGTTGCTAGATCTAAAGCTACTGTACACACAGGAATATACCAAATGGAGTATGGAGCCTGTTTTACTAGAGACAGTCAAGGTTTCTTTAAAAGGTCTTTAATTGAATCTTGTGTTGTTTCAGAAAAAGAACCAATCAACGATCAAGATGGTAATCTCATACTCTTTGAAGCTACGCTTATAGGCAATAAAGATAAGCAGTATATATTTGGTGTTGACCCAGCATCAGAAGTAGATAATTTTAGTATAGTTGTCCTAGAAGTAAATGCTAATCATAGAAGGATAGTTCATTGCTGGACCACAAATAGGTCAGAACATAAAGAGCGAGTAAAGAAGGGTTATTCTACAGAGACAGACTTCTACGCTTATTGTGCTAGAAAAATAAGAGATTTAATGAAATTATTTCCATGTATACATATAGCTATGGATGCTCAAGGCGGCGGCGTTGCAGTCATGGAGTCGTTGCACGATAAGGACAAAATACAAGAAGGTGAGATAGCAATATGGCCCACGATAGATGAAAATAAAGAAAAAGATACAGATGACGAACGAGGTTTACACATTTTAGAAATGTGCCAATTTGCCAAGTACGATTGGTTAGCTGAAGCAAATCATGGTATGAGAAAAGACTTTGAAGATAAAGTTTTACTGTTTCCATTTTTTGACTCTGTAAGTTTAGACATATCTGCTAACGAAGATGACTTGAAAAACAGAATGTTTGATACCTTGGAAGAATCAGTGTTAGATATCGAGGAGCTTAAAGATGAATTAGCTATGATACAGATGACACAAACAACTTCTGGTAGAGACAGGTGGGATACGCCACAAGTAGTTGTTGGTACTGGAAAGAAAAGCAAGATGCGGAAAGATAGATACTCTTCTTTGTTAATGGCTAATATGGCTGCTAGAGTTCTACATAGAACTCCTACTCAAGCTGAGTACCAATTCTATGGAGGTTTTGCTACAGGCGGTCACAAACCTAAAACAGACGAAAAATTATACAATGGTCCAAGCTGGTTTGCAGATAACATGAAAGATGTGTATTAATACATATACAATCCAATTACATTTCAATTGAGGTAAAAGATGAGTCAAGACAACATGATAACTTGGGAAGATGACGATTTTAACAGCAAGGCAGAGGCTTTGTCTAAATTTTCAGAAAGCGTTGATTCTTACTCTGGTCTAAGTAAATCTCAGGGTACTCACTATAGAAACTTCATTGATATTGAGCCAAACAGATCTGTCAAGCCCGGATTCAGCCCTAAAGACTATTACGCATTTCGTCCTGACGAAGCTGTACCAAACCAGCAAAGACGTATTATCAAGATGTGCATGGATGCTTACGACAAGGTTGGGATTATTAGAAATATTATTGATCTTATGGGTGACTTTGGAAGTCAGGGTATACAGATTGTCCACAGAGACAAGAGTGTGGAAAAGTTCTATCATCAGTGGTTTAAAAATGTAAATGGCAAAGAAAGATCAGAACGATTCCTAAACAATCTATATAAAACAGGAAATGTGATTGTACACAGAAGCTATGCGAAGATCACGCCAGAGCTTAAGAATTACATGAAGGCTTTGTCTTCTGATATAAAGGTTGAAATTCCAGACGCTAAGAAAGACGAGATACCTTGGAGATACAATTTCTTTAACCCCTTGACCGTAAAGATGAAGGACGGCGAAGTTTCTCTATTTATGGGAAAACAGAATTATACTCTTACAACACATTCTTTCTTTGATAAATTTAAAGCTGGCGATATTCCAAATCATGTTTTAGAAACCTTACCTCCAGCGATCAAGCAAAGCTTGCTTCGTGGTGAACGAGACATTCCTCTCGATCCTGAAAGACTAGGAATTTTCTATTATAAGAAAGACGATTGGAAGCAGTGGGCGAATCCCATGATCTATGCTATTTTAGATGATATTATCATGCTTGAGAAAATGAGACTCGCAGATCTATCAGCATTAGATGGAGCTATATCTAATATTAGATTGTGGACCATTGGTAGTTTAGATCATAAGATTCTACCTAATAAATCTGCTATTAATAAATTAAGAGATATATTGGCTAGTAATGTGGGCGGTGGAACTATGGAACTCGTATGGGGTCCAGAGCTTTCATTTCAAGAATCTAGCACTGATGTCCATAAGTTCTTAGGCTCAGAAAAGTATACGTCTGTTCTTAACAGTATATATGCTGGTCTAGGCGTTCCTCCCACTCTTACTGGAATGGCTGGCAATGGTGGAGGATTTACTAATAACTTTATTTCACTAAAAACATTACTAGAAAGACTTCAGTATGGTAGAGATCTACTGTCGAAGTTTTGGGAAAAAGAGCTAGAGATTGTCAGAAAGGCTATGGGCTTCAGATATAAGGCTCATATTCAGTTTGATCAGATGACTCTATCTGACGAAGCTGCTGAAAAGAATCTACTTATTCAGCTTGCTGATAGAGATATTATTAGTCACGAAACATTGCTTGAGCGATTCAAAGAAATTCCTCAGATAGAAAATATTAGAATTAAAAGAGAACTTGCTAGACGCGATACTAGCGGTCCAGACAAAGCTGGTCCGTTCCATCCTCCTGCTCCTCCGCAAGAGAAAGAATCTGTTGATACAGAACCTTCAGATACACCAAGTCCTCAAGAGGAAAAACCTCAAGAAGATAAGTTGACTGATGTTAAAATGAAGGATCTTAAAGATGTCGATGGTAGACCAATGTTTAGCAGAGACAAGAAACCAAGAAAGAAACGTGTAGAAACTCCAAAATCTAAACCCGGAGTAGCTGACATGATAGTATGGTCTGAAAAAGCTTGGCATATTGTTTCAGATATTGTTACTAATGCATATCTAAAATCTAACTCCAAAAAGAACCTCAGACAGCTTACTAAAGCTCAAGTCAAAGATCTAGAGCAGCTTAAGTTGGATGTCTTTACGAACTTAGAAATTGATGACACTGTAGACGAAAATACGGTATATGCTAAGATTAAATCTGGAGCCAGAACGCCATCAGATTTTACAAATGACCTTAAAACTAACAATATAAGCATAGACACCATGACTATAGATAATTATAGAGCATGTATATTGGGTCTTTTCGTGGAGCGTCAAATCGGCTAATACATAAATTTTTTCACATTTTGTGTATAATGTTGATGAGGGAGATATATGAAAATATACGAACAAGAAATTAAAGATGGTATTGCTGACGTTGTACAAACCAACGCCAGTATCGCCTACTGTATGCCAGCTAGTCTGTGCGAGCAAAGCGAAGAAAATCAGATAGCCATCGCAGAAAAAATAAAAGCAGATAGTGGCAATCCAAAACAGGTTGACCTATTCTACTTAAAGTCCGTTCTTGTTTCCACAGGATGGAATAAGAATGATGATGTGTTCGACTCAGCCGCAACTTGGGCTGCTAGAAGCACACCAGAAGACAAACAATTCAATCTTATGCACAATGAGAACGATATCATTGGACATATAACTGGGAGCTATGTTGTCGATAGAAACGGCGACAGGATAGATGACGATACTCAGCCGGATGATTTCGATATTATCACTGAGGCTGTGTTGTATAATAGCTGGACAGATCCAGAAAATAGACAGCGCATGGATCAAATCATTGCTGAAATTCAAGAAGGCAAATGGTTTGTTTCTATGGAATGTTTATTCGCTGGGTTTGACTATGCACTATTAAATTCGCAAGGTGATGCAAAATTCCTTGAACGTAATGAGGGTTCTGCATTTTTAACAAAGCATTTACGCGCCTATGGTGGTAATGGAGAATATGAAGGCTATAAAATTGGTAGATCATTAAGAGATATTTCGTTTTCTGGTAAAGGTCTTGTATCTAAACCAGCCAACCCAAGAAGTATAATACTTGATTCTAGCAGAGCTTTCTCTCTAACTAACACAAATATTTTAACTAGTTTTCCTGAAGGAGATAATAACATGTCTGATATTAATCTTTTAGAGAAGCAGCTTGCCGATGTTCGTAGTGAGCTAGCATCTGCTAAAGAAGAGAATAATACACTTCGCGTCAAGATCGAAGAGGCTACTTCAAAAGAAGCAGAAGAATCGCTCGCAAAGCTCGAAGCAACTGTTGCCGAAAAAGAAGAAGCTGTAAAAGCTCTTGAATTAAGCGTGGCAGAAAAAGAAACATCCATCACAGAACTTCAAGAATCTTTGGAAGCCAAAGATAATGAGTTCAAAGAAAGAATGGAAGAACTTAAGAAAATGAAGAAGGAAAAGAAGACTGAAGCTCGCAAGGCTGCACTTCTTGACCTTGGTTTGGAAGCTGAAGAAGCTGAAGAAACACTCGCTTCTTACGAAGAGTTTGATGACGCTACTTTTGATACCATTGTCGAAGCAATGACGACGATGAAAAAGAAGACTGTCAACAAAGTCAAAAAGGACGAAGAAGACGAAGCCAAGGCAAAGCCTGAAGAAGATGATAAAAAGGCTAAGGCTAAACCACCAGTTAAAGCAGAAGAAGCTGAAGAAGCTGAAGCTGAAGTAGCTGCTGAAGAGGCTTTTGAAGAAGTAGAAACCACTGAAGCAACTTTGGTAGACACTTCTGAAGAAACAGACGAACTAGAAGCCACTAGAGCGAGTGTCGCTGAATGGCTTGAAAACAACGTACTCAGCAAATAATTAAAAGGAGAATTTAACATGGCTCTAAAATCAGATAGATATGAACTTCAAACTGACATTAGCTTTTTCTATAATGATGGAACAGCTACTCGTGGTTGTGTTGTAGTTCATGACTCAACAGCTGGCTCTGGCGCAGCTATGGATCAGGGTGTCAACCTTGTAAAGAAAGCAACTTCTGGAAATCCAGTTGGTGTTCTTCTTAACGATGTTGTTAATAAAGACTTGACTCGTACTCATCTCAATCAGTACAAGGATGAAGTACAGAAGGGTGGTAAGGTTACTGTTCTTCGTAAGGGTTATGTCGTAACTAATGCTATCGACGGATCGCCTGTCGCTGGTTCTGGCGCTTATGTAAGCGGCTCAGTAGCAGGGAATGTCTCGATGGTTGCATCTGGTACTAAGATTGGTGCATTCCTCTCGTCTAAGGACGAAGATGGTTATTGCAAAGTCGAAGTAAACCTTCCCTGAACTTAAAACAAACTAAAGGAGAATTAAACATGCCAATTAATGAAAGACCTAGTGATGAGTTCATCACTCTCCTGAGAAAATCAGGGGATGCAGATATCAATGTAGCACAAGCTGCCCAGCGTGAATTCGCTAAAGCTCTTGAGCTTCCACTTCGTAAGGGTGTACTTGTGGGTAACATCCTTGGTAACATTTTCGAGACTATTAATGTCGAAGCCGGATCAACGACTGAATTTCCTCTTGACTTGGTAAGTCCCGGTCTTGAAGGAGAACATGTCGCTTATACGAATCCCGGTCATGGTAGAATACCAGAACGGGCTGTCGAAAGCGATTACGTCATGATTCCAACGTACAATATTGCATCTTCAGTAGATTATCTTCTACGATATGCTAAGGAAGCACGTTGGGACGTAGTTGGTCGCGCCATGCAAGTCATGGAAGCTGGCTTTGTTAAGAAGATGAATGATGACGGATGGCACACGCTTCTCGCAGCTGGTGTTGACCGTAACATTCTTGTTTATGACGGTGACGCAACAGCTGGTCTCTTCAGCAAGAGACTTGTTTCCCTCATGCAGACCGTCATGCGCCGCAATTCTGGCGGCAACAGCGCTTCTGTTGGTCGTGGTCGTTTGACCGACATGTACGTTTCACCAGAAGCTCTGGAAGATGTTCGCAACTGGGGTCTTGACCAAGTTGACGAAGTAACTCGTCGTGAAATTTACACTGCTTCTGAAGACGGCGCTCCAATTACGCGCATCTTTGGTGTAAACCTTCACGACCTTGATGAGCTTGGCGAAGGTCAAGAATATCAAACCTTCTTTACTGGTGAGCTTTCTGGCAATGTTCAGTCAAGCGACCTTGAGTTGGTTGTTGGTCTTGATCAGTCTAGCAACGATAGCTTCGTAATGCCTGTTAAAGAACAGCTTCAGGTTTACGAAGATCCTGCTCTCCATCGTCAGCAAAGAGCTGGCTACTACGGCTGGGCAGAGCTTGGATTTGGCGTTTTAGACAATAGAAGAATTATCCTTGGATCATTCTAGTCTATTTTTCTAGGGTTGCACACGGAAGCCACCTTCGTTATCGGGGGTGGCTTTTTGTGTATATATAGGTAGATCTTTCAAATAATCTCAGGACTTCAATGGGAGAATAAAAATGGCTGCTATTTCGGATTATCTAGAACAACAGTTGCTAGAACATATCTTCAGAGGGACTAACTTTGCAAAACCAGACAACATTAGTATCGCCCTAACATCTAGTGTAGCTAAAGATAATCAAAATGGCTCTAACATACCAGAAATCCCCACTGGAGTTACTGTTGGCGCTTCAACTCTAGCTACAAATTACAACAGGCTTTCCCTTGGCGCTCCAAGCGAACAAGGAGACACTAAATGGTTTGATGTTGGTTTAGACGCAAATACAACGTATCAAGTACATCTTCCAGAAAGTGGAACTGTGTACTTCTCAAATAATAATGGTGAGACCTTCAGCACCTCACAGGATGATGGTTACTGGTATCCTTTACATGCCGCTAACAGCGGTGATTCTACAGCTACTGAGTCTGCTAAATTTAGAGCTGAAAATTCTGATACTAATAGTCAGAGCTATATCTTTAGATTTGACGAATACCCCGGAGTTAATTTTTACAGCCCCAGAGTTGGTACAAGTTCCGGTGTAGCACAAGACGGTGGTAATCTAGCATACGAAGGAAACGGATTCATTAAAAATCAAAGTCAGATTGTGTTCCAGCCAGCGTTTAGGGATTGGGGTTTTGTTTCTGGCATAGCAGTGTTAGACAACTCATCGTTTGGAGTCGGTAATCTATTGATGTATGCACAGCTTAGAAATCCAAGATATATTTACACAGGAGATCAAATTAAATTTGATGTTCGTTCTTTAGAAATTAGCTTAACATAACCCTAGTTAACCAAAGGCTCTAAATAATGATTATCTCTAAGCAAGAGCTAGTAGACAATATAAATAGAGAGATTTCAGACAATTCCAAAGGCAACATCACACCTTCTGATATTCGTCACAATCTTCTAGATATAATAGACTCTGTACACAATTTTACAGAGCTTTCTGACCTTAGTTCTAGAAACTTTGATACTACCAAGGGTAGTAGAACTACTAGAATTGGCAGTTTTACATTAGATAATTTTCGCAGAGGCATAGATGGCTATACTAGCGTAGATAATACGAGTGTTGGCTATGCCAGCTTAAGTAAGAATTATTCTGGATTTTCTAATACTGCCCTTGGTTCCTATGCTCTCAATTGCAATATTCATGGTCACAATAATGTTGCTGCTGGCTTTAATGCCGTAGCTGCTAATACTACCGGCTATGGCAATGTTGGTGTTGGTAATTATTCTTTGCACAATAATAAAGTTGGTAATTTAAATATAGCCATTGGTCATGGTGCTGGTTATTATGTAGATAGAGATACTAATAATAAACTATTTATAGCTTCACACAATGTTGACAAAGACTACATATGTAGCAATGAGTCTGGACAAGGACTTGTACCTCTTGTTCAAGGAGATCTTGATCAATCAAATCTTCGTCTAGGCGTTGGTGTCACCGGACTTAATGATGCTGGTATGTTGCAGGTTGGCGGTCATATTGTAACAAACCAAACTTCCAACTACACTGTTGACTTAGGTACTAATTTATATAGGTTCAGAGATATCTACCTAAGTGATACTTTGTATTTCTCAGAAAGCAACAAGATATCCTACAGATCTTCTACTGATGATTTTTTAATCTCAGCTAAGTCGATACTAGATGGAGATGTGGATATCAGTGGTGGGCTAGATGTAGATAATTCTATAAACATACAAGAATCTGCCACTATAGGAACAGACGCTTATGTTCATGGTACATTAGATGTGGACAACAAAATAAGCGTAAGTGGGGATATTACACCAAAGACCTCTAAAAAGTTTCGTCTAGGATCTCCAGAATTTCCGTACTTGAGCGCTGATATTTTCAATATTAACGTGCTTGGGAGCAGTAAATTTAACAAATTTGAAGCTATAGAACAAGCACACTATTTACACAAGACTATATTCTTAGCTTCTAGCGGACAGAGAATTATCACCCTAATCAAAATCTTGAGCCACCAGTTGGCTACTTAAAGGATGAAGAACTATCTGGAGCTGGCTTAAACATATACTCCAAGGACGTTGCCGCTGGATATGATAGAACTTATGTCTTCCAGTTCAGACCTCAAGATAGCACTCTTGCTAATCTCGCACAGGATAGTGTGTTCTCAAGATCGCACTGGTTTAGCAATGTTAGTATTTCTACAGCTAAAGGTAGACATATTAAAACAGATAGAGTTTTGAGCAATAGCAAGCTAGGGCTAGTCAATTACATAAATGGCAAAGGTGTTTTTGTAGATAATAATGATATATCTCTGGGCAATGAGGATGAGATAGTATCAGCTACCAGTAAAGTTGGGTTTGGTGATGTAAATTTTGTAGCCAATACTGGAGTTACAGATTACAACGTTTCATTCCTGTCTCTTGATCCAGAAGTTAATATTCATCAAAAATGGTTCACAAATACCTCTGCTTCGCTACAAAGAGGCTTTGAGCAATCTTATATTACAAAAGAGCCATTAGACGCTCCAGAATTTTTCAATCCTCAGTCTGGTCAAAATTACGACCGTCTTGTATTCAAGGGGTATAAAGACAATCAATATCCAACGAGAAACTTCATTCTTATGAATGATGGCAATGACGGATTTGTTGGTATAAATAACTTCTCTCGCGGTGACTTTCTAACTCCTGATACTATATTTAATATTAGGAGTAGCGGAGACGCTGTGGCTAGAATTACATCTGAAAACGACTCAAATACAAAGGCTGGTCTACAGTTGCTTAGTAAAGCAAACTGTCTATCATATGGCGCAGATATATACTATGCCAACGAAGACAAGGAATTTAATATAGATTTATACCATAGTGACGTAAGTACTAAATTACTCAAAACGTCTGTTGCTGATGGAAATGAGTACCTTGGGCTATTTAATGGCGATGACGCTAACAACTCAATGCTTACTATGGGCAACTTGCAGAATAATAAAGTTGCCGTTAGTATGTACGAACACTCAGGGTTTGAGTCACCAACAGAATCCTATGGTAAGTTCTTTGTTAAGAAAGTTAATAGAGACGCACAAAATTCTACCTTAAATTACGTAGATGGTGATGGCAACTATTTTGAAATTAGTATGAGAGGAATAGATATTGAAGCTGGATCAGATGCAGAAATATCTATTTTCGCTGATAGCAAAAAAAATACTCTAGCTGGACTTAACTCTCCCAAGGCTAGGTCAAATATTACCACTGCGATTAGCAACACAACATATGGTAATGGCGCTTTGAGTGGTTTGTCAACGGGTGATTATAATGTTGTTATTGGTGCAAGAGCTGGTCAAGCTGCTACTGGTAGTGTAAACGACAATATATTGATAGGATATAAAGCTGGAAATTCCAACAGCCTTGGAGATGAAAATCTTATCATTGGTAATAATATAAATAGACCAGAGCTTACTCTTAACGAAACTTCCAATATACTTATTGACGATGTTTTAGAAGCTCACAAAGATATGTCTGTGTCTTATGGCACTTGTAACAAGGTCTACCTAAAAGACTCTACGCTAACGCTAACTCATGGAAAAACTGGTCAGACACCACAAAACAATTTAGATCTTGCTCCATACGAAGGGCATTTATCTTACACCCCACACGCAACAAATCCTAATAAAGACTTTGATGTTAATGTTGATAGTGTAAATGTAGCTACATTTAAATCAGGTACTGGCACACCAACATTTGAAGCTCAAGGAAACGCACATGTAAAAGAAAAACTATTTATAGGAGATAGTTCTACGCCTCTTACTTCAACTAATTTCATAGACTCTATAGTTATTAATCAACAAAGTATCAGTTCTCTTAGAACAGATTTAAATGTAACAGAAGATAGAGTAAGCGATATTAACTCAGATATTTCTGCTTTGTTCGTTGAGGGGTATACTAAGAATGGCGCTGTACCACCTGAAGATGCTAACAATCCTACAACTTGCACAATGACGACAAGGGTTAAATCAGGAAGCAGTTGGACTACTAGTACTGATATAGTTCTTACCAATAGAGACAAATTTTTAAGAATTTCAAAGAATGATTATGTAGTAGCTGTCAGAATCAATGGAGAGTACAGACCACTATTTGTATCTTATGGCTCGTAACAGGATTTTAGGATGGCTAATTACAGTATAACCCTGACTGCTAGTGGGACTTCTCATTATATATTTAATGGTTCCGATAGAAATGGATCATTAGTAAATAGGGAAGATCCTGCTATTTATGTAAACAAGAATGATACTATCACCTTTACATTCAATCAGGGTGTTGGTATGCACCCTTTTGTTATTGAAAGGGGTAGTCAATCTTCATTTGGTTCATACGTAGGCGGTGATCCTACCACAACTTGGACTGTCCCTGATACTGGGTTTTGGACTTATAGGTGTACAACTCATCCTCAAATGGCTGGTACTATTATTGTAGCAGATGCTGTGACTACAACTACTACTGCCGACCCTAACGTAGCAGATCATACTGTCTACATTAGTTCTACTAATTCAGATTTTCTTAGCGTAGGATGGTCCGTAATTGGAACCGATGCAAATGGTACGATTAGTGGGCAGGGGGATGGTAGATTAAATAACTATAGTCCTACGATGACTTTTAATGATGGTGATGTAATTGATTTTGTTGTTGACTCTCCAAATTATAATTTTGATATTCGTAGAATGTTAGGTGTGTCTATAGTAACGTCAAGTCCATACTCTTTCGACTTTATTATAGGATATTTTGAAAGTGGCGCGAGTAATGGAACTTATCGGTACGTTGCCAAATATTGGGTAGAACAAAGTTATAATAAGTGGCCTCCACACGCCCCTAACCCGCATCCTTTCACTCAGTATAATAATGGTTTGGGTCTAGCTTATAACTTCTTGAATTATGGCAATACAGAAGTTAGTGATTATGCCGGAGGAGTCATTTATATAAATCCACCCCCAACAACTACAACCACGGCTGCTCCAACTACAGCTACTCCAACCACAGAAGAACCAGATGGTTCAACTACAGCAGATCCAAATGCAACTACAGCAGATCCAAATGCAACTACAGCAGATCCAAATGCAACGACAGCTGCTCCAACGACAGCTGCTCCAACGACAGCTGCTCCAACTACAGCCGCACCAGTTATCACTTTTCCCCCCACACCTCCTGACGCGCTTGGCTTGTTGCCGCAAGCTGCGTCAAATGTTCCAGCTATTAGAGCAATATTGGACGACGTATATATCCACTCCAAATCTTTGATATACAATGTAACAGTAAAACAAGCGACTAATACTCATGGCACTGGCGATAAATTTCATATAAATAATGTAGACTGTCCTCCGTTAACCTTGTTTAGAGGACGAACATATGTTTTTGAATTAAATGATAAATCTTTAGATAGAAAAAGTCTATCCTTTTTTGTTACGCCTAAGATTCCCGGTGAAAATAAACTAAATAGAGATACGGAAAAATTCACTAACGGCATTACGTATTACGGAACTGCTGGAGGAAATAACTCATATTTAATTTTCGTCGTCCCAGAAAATACGCCAGATAGAATTTACTATGATATTTCTTCAAGCGACTTTGCTGGTTATGGTAATGTTGTTTTTGTTAAAGATCCTATTATTCCTGTTAAAGTAACAACCACAGCTGTTGTACCAGAAATAAGATTTCCAGAGGATGATCTAGATAAGACTGATCCCCCAGCAATCAAATGCGATGAAGATGGTAGCTGCGTCAAACCAGTAGGAAGAGGTAGAAGGAGCGACATAAGGTACAATACACCAGAATATGAATTCTTAACACCTTTAGTTGTTACTACTACCCCTACGCCAATAACCTCTTCATCAACTACAACCACTACTACATTCCCTCCTGATGATAATCCTTATGATTCGATTTCTTACCCAGTTGCTGGAGAGTTACCAAAAAGAAGTGACTTAGAAGAAAAGCCAGATCCTAAAGATTTTATTATTAGTGTAGATCCATCTGTTGAAGTAAGTGGTTACGACTCTTACAATTCTTACAAGTTTACACAATCTGCAACAATCACCGTTCAGTATACTGGCGTAAAACCTTTTGACACCCCAAAGCTTGATGTAGAATATATATTAGTTGGTGGCGGCGGTGGAGGTGGACACCCCGGACCAGCCGGTGGTGGCGGCGCTGGAGCCGTTGCTAGCGGCATCACTTCATTGGCTGAAGGTTCTTATGATATCATAATCGGAGATGGCGGGTTACAAGCTGAACCCGGCTTTGCTACTAGCTTTAATTTTATACAAGCTGATGGTGGAAGTGAAGGTCAACCTTTCCTTGGATCATCATTCTCTCCAATTTACACAGAAGGCTCTTATGGTGGGGCTGGTGGGAATAGTAATTATAGAGTCCCCAGTATACCAAAAAGTGTAGGCTTTGACGTTTTAGTGAATACTGGTGGTAGCGCTCTTGGCAGCGAATTCACTGGTGGAGCTGGAGGAGGTGGTGCTAACGCTGGTGGTAATTCGACGGATCAAGATCCCGAACAAAGATTTATTGGCGCTAAGGGAGGAGACGGAGTATCTACCAATTATTACGGCAATCAAGTTGAGTCTTTTGCTGGAGGGGGTGGAGGTGGAGGTAGCGGGGTTTTACTTTCTGGAAGTGGTGGTATTGGTGGCGGTGGAGACTATAGTAATAGACATGGAGCTACTAATACTGGTTCTGGTGGAGCTGGAGCTGCGTACCAAACTGGCACGTCTCAAGGTACAGCGGCTGGCAATGGAGGAAAAGGTTTAGCTATACTGAGATATACTAACGTCATAGAAAAAGTATACAATCCTAGCTACGATAAAGCTTTACATATAATAAATATTTCTCAAAATAACTTGGATGTTAATCTTACTTGGAGAGCAAGTAATTCTATTAATTCTGCCGATAGATATTTTATATTCTATAAGACAAGCGATCAATTCGCTTTTCCACCAGATCAATATTTCCACACAAAAGATAATACTACTAACGGTACGTTTACTTTCCCTAGCTATGCAGAATATGATGTTGCTATTGCCGTAATGAGTGAAGGAGTTTTGGAGTTTGGGCCAATAGGAAATATAAACTTAATAGATACTACTACTGTTCCATCTATAACTAACATCTCTGTAGACAATGTAACTAACGAGCTTTCTTTTTCATACTCTAACAATGTCTATGATGGCTTTGTAAGAATCAGTTACGATGGTATTAATTGGCAAATGTATAGCGTACAGGCTAGACAAGATCGAAAAACAATAAGACTTAGATTTGTAACTGAAGATACAAAAGTTTATATACAAAGCGGTACATATATTTCTGCCCAACAGGTTCATTTATATGAAAACACTAAGAGCATTACTTATAAGACAGCTTTTGCAACTGGAGCTGTAGCCCCACCTGATACATTAACTAAAATCTGTGAAGGCGACAAAGAGACTAACTTTGAATTTGCTAGACCATCAGATGCTGATTCTGTAATAGCTAAGATAACCAATAGTTCTTCAGGCGATATTAAATATAAATTAATTTCAGAAGGTAATACCTTTTCTACTTATCCCAATGTTTTAAGCGACTATCAACATTTATGGACATCTCCTAACAGACTCTATGTGGCTGATGGGGCTAACGGTATAAGAATTTTTGATTGGGATGCTACTACTGGGTTAACACTTAATACCACATTTGTTTGGAATGATACACCAACAGATAAATGCTTTGCAAAACATGTACAACTGTTTTACCAAAATGCTGAATTGCATTTGTCCGTAGTTTCTAATGATATAATCGTAATATTAAATATTAATAATCTTGCTAATATATCTGTTGTGGCTAAGTATGAAGCCGTGGGAGCTACAAGTTCTCTTGTAATGATTGGCACTGCCAACCTCACATGTAAAAAACTTATTACTACACACAATGGTTTGCTAAAGTATTACGATATTCATACAATTGTTCAGTCGGACACATTAGTTACAAACCCAAGTAGCTTTAATATAGGATCTACTGATCAGTGCGAAATATTGCAAAGAACTAACTCTAGTATTGGAAACCTATCCAACCTTATGTTTTTTGTACTAGAGAACGGTAAGGTTATTCTTTACGATATAACTGGATGCGGAACATTAAGTAAATCGTGGGAGAAAGAGGTTACATCTCCAATTTCTGCTCATCTGGTTCCTAATACTATTGAAGTTGACGGATTCATAACAAACTCTTCAAACGATATACAGCTGTACGATCAAAGCACTCTAAATCTTTTAGGATCTTATTCTTTTGGTACAGAAAAAGTTCTTGGTCATGTAAGTAAACAGTTATTTACATCCCGCCAAGTATTCGTCTTAACTGAAGATAGATTTGTGGTTCTCTCTTATGATAAGGATACTTACGCTTTTACTTTAGACAAAGATATACCAGTTTCATTATTGGACAGCTATGGTGTATTTAGAATGTTTTCCCACAATGGCGAAACCGATAGCTATGTTTACGTTGCAACTACAGATCGAATATTTACATTTAAAATTGACGATGAGACTTTAATCACCTACGACCAGCAGATTAAAGAAACTTTTAATATACAGCTAGCATCAAATTCAGAATCGGGCGTTGGTGAATATAAAGATTTTGGAGACTTTGAATTTTGCTCTGATACGGATGATTCATGTCCAGCTGTAGAGGGAACGTTTGATAATCTATCATACGAAATACAAAGCAATGGAAGCGTTCTAATCAGAGGAACTCCTAGTAGCGCTAATATATCGGGATATTTAGTTAGTACACAATCACCAAACGAAGCTAAGTTTGCTCCTTACGGTGATAGAATATTAGTAGAAAATATAGATAATGCTATAAACAATAAAGTGTGCATACAAACAATAACTAATGGATGCGTGAGCAGATCAAAGACATGTATAACAATAAATTTTCCTACCAATCTACCTCCAGCAACACCCGGAGGTTTTGAGTTTTGTGATGAAGATACACAAGATCCATACAACCATCAAGTTTGTTGGAACTGTGCAGACAGTTCTCTTAAGTATCGCTTGTATGTAGTTTGGGTAAAAGGTGGAGTTTCTTTCTATCCATCATACTACGAAATAGACAATCCATCCTGCGTGGATGTAGACGGTGTTCAAAAATATAAGTTTCCATTCCCAGATAAAGGTCCAAGCAAAAGAGAATGTGGTTGGACAATTTCTGTTGAATTAAAAGCATTTAATGAACATCGAGAGTCTGTACCAGCTCAAGCTTCCAAAGAAGTGCCTTGCGGCTTGGAGCTTAAGCCTCCTAAATCGTTTAGTGCGTCAGTAAATTTAAATCAGATTAATTCACACTGGGAGCCACCAGTAAACGCCAACGAGTTTGATGAATTATCTGAATATGTTTTAATGTTAACTTATCCAGATGGTTCTTACCAAAAAGAAATACTTACTGTAGATACATTATTAAAATTATATACTGATCTTTTAAGCGGTTGCTATTCTTTATCAATACAAGCTAAGGCTAAAAAATCTGATGTAATATATTACAGTCCTTGGAGAACTGTTGAGCCATTATGTATTATTGGTGACGATTCAGAAGCACCAGCTTTTCTTGATGTTTGTATACAGGAAAAAGACGAGCTTAAATTAACAATAAATGAAAGTAGTTCAGAAACTCTTTCTCACGTTGTAAATATATCTAATAAAGTTGCTGGAAGTATAGATTTTAAAAGATCTATTCC